GCAGTGTACGTGGCTCCGGTGAGTGTGTCGATACCCGAACCATGCACAACACCATCGTTAATGCTGTGAGTATCCGATCCGAGGTTTACAGATCCAGAATTCACGATGAGGTTGCAGTTCCCCGCACCCTCAACCTTGATATCCACGTTGGCTCCTGCCGAGACGACGATCGTAGTCTTTGTTCCGGGCTTGGCGCGAAGGATGACCTCTTCAACAGGTTGATACATCCCCGGAGCGCCTTCTACGGGTGCCGGTGTGCTACCTCTGAAGTCGGAAGCTGGTTTATCCGCTGAGTTCCAGCCTCTCGCAATGATCCAAGCCCCTGCATCTGTGTCTCCGTCTGGAATGGCCACAAGCACAAGATCGTCTACTTGGATTGGCGCATAGAACCCAAAACCATCGCCCGCATAGGAGGCTCCCACAAATGCAGTCACGGTTTGAGATTCTGGCAACAGAGTTACGTCCGCAAAGATCCCCTCTTCAGGATCTACAACTACAGAATCGACATGCGCAAGCTTGATCCAGAAACGGGAGTCCACACCCGGACCCCTCACAAACTCTCGCATGTTGGATGGGTTTAGTTTTCTTCCCATGTCACCACCTCTGTCCCGCACTTCTGTAGAGCTGGTACAAGTACCCCTCCGCGGTGTTGACGGCCGCGTCTGTTGGAGACTGTACAACATCGTTTGCGGTTGCAAATGATCGTCTACCGATCACCTCGGTATACGGAACCTCCACCTCGTCATCCCTTGAAATGTAGGTCGGATCGAGGCGAATCTCTTCACCGCCTGCCGAAACGTCCGCAAGAGCTCGGTTAGCGCGTTGCCCTCTTCGATGATCCACGGGGTGCTGTCTGCGTGCTGCATCTCTTTGCTGCGCTGCATTGTGATCCCATCGAGGCGTAAAGTAGTTCTGAATGTCTGCTTTCACTTCAATTGAATCGTTACTCCAGTCAAAGTCCACCGAACCAACACGAAAGTAGCGAAGCACTCCCATGATATTACCTCGCGCAGAGGCCACAATTGCACGACAGAGGTTCTCGTCAGGAAGATAACGCTGAACTTGCCTTACTGCTTCTGAGAACGGAAGTTGCGCTGTCTGGTTGAGCGTCGAAACGATGGGGCTCTGCACCTCAAGACGTGAGGCGTCCACAAGGAGTTCGACCGCATCCCCAACTCTCAATCGGAGAAGATCCGGGTCTGCGTTCGTACCACCAAACGAAGTGAGCTTCGAGGTTGAGATACTGCCCTTCATCTCGAGACGACCAAGCTGCTCGTAGAAACTGCGCGCAATGTCCGTAAGCTGTTGGATGTTTCGCACCCCATGCACGGGGATGTTCATGACCTCTTGGGACTCTTCGCCGCCTACTGCGTTGCGGGGGTCTTTAGCGCCCTCTCTACGGGCTTCTCGGACGGTTCTAGGAGGCCAGGAAGCCTCAAGGAGCTGCTCTTTTCCCCGCCGTCCGGTGCCTGCGGAGGGGTCCACAGAGATGCACCGGACGGTCTTTGGCTTGTTGTGTCCCGCATACTTTCGTCCAAGGTCCATGGACTCAATATCGCGACCCCAAACCATACGTCGCACGTTCCAAGTGTCGGTTTCATTCGTTCTACTTTCGTTAGGACGGAAGGGTGTTTCGATGTTCCTTAGACGATCAAATAGGGCATATCCTGGTCTGATGATCAGTTTACGACCGACAAACGTTGGAATGCCCCCTACAAGATACACGTAACGTGTTATCGCATCCCAAAAGTTCATGTTTGAGTGTGCACCACCTCCTCCACCGCCTTGACCATTCGCACCTCTGCGGTGTCTTGGCACATGCGAGCCTTTGCCTGGAGAGGGCACGATCCCATCGGGCCACTCTTGTGGGTAGATGATCACCCTTGGGCGAATGTTCTCTGGAAGCCTGCGGATCGTATCGTGCTGGTAGAGAAGCTGCTCCACCACCTTGTTGATGGGAACATCCGTAATGAGACGATCCAGAATGTGTGTTCTGCGTCGGCGAGGGTTGGGTCTCGCAGAGTCCGCTGCACCCGCCGCACCTGTTCTTGGCGTGGTTTCGTGATTGGCTCTTGGTGGTCTTGCCTGGTCAAACTCGGAGACGAGCGGAGAATCGAGCAAGAGACCGCGGAGATCTCTGCCTTCGATGTGGACCTCAGAGCTACCCTCCGAGTGCTTCACGGACCAGTCATCCACAGGCCCGATCATCACGAGGAACTCCTCATTGGGAGCCCCGTCATGTGTTCTGGTTTGAAGGATGCTCTTCCTCACACCAGGGCGCACCTCTCTCGCCATCCCGTCTGCAAAGTCATTCGCAGACACCGTTCCGATGTAGATCTCCGCTGTTGCGGCTACAACGGTGCGGGGATCAATTGGGAGTTCCCGATAGTCAAAGACCAGCTTATAGGTTGCTGCCTGTGTGTGCCCCTGTAGCTGAATGTTACACTTTTGAGGTACTCGATTGAGGATGAAGGCCCCCGAGTTCGGAGACTGTACGAGGCTCTGATTCTCAATACCATTTGCTTCCTGAGCTCTAATATAGAGCTTAGGATCAATCGTTAGCTGTAGATTGACTACACAGGACGGGTAATGTACGAGTTCGCTGTGCGTTGGCATTAGATTATTTCCGGGTTGATAGAATCCAGACGAGGAATTGCAATGGTTTGCCCATTGTACAGTTCCGTAGTGCTGAGCCCGTTATAGATCATGATCGCACGCCATTCATACGGAGTTCCGAAGTAGAGCTGGCTCACGTCTCGGAGATCCTCCCCCTCTCGGGCTCGATAGGTTCCAAGCGTATCGCTTGACGAGGAGGACATGGCCCTCTGTTGCGCAAGTGCAGCATCACGAAGACGACGTGCATCTGTGATCACCTCGCGCTCGTAGATCTGAGCCTTTAGAACTTGTTCAGGATCGATCGAATCGAGCCAGTTCTGACGAGCTTGCTCCCATGGAGATGATGCCACTTGGTCAAAGTCTGGCATGATGCCCACGAAGCCTTCGGACTGAACTCTCTCCGAGATAGTCTCAGCAAGTCCTTTGATTGTGCCGAGCGATGCTCGAATACCGCCCGTAAGCTGCGAGGGCGACACTGAATCAATGGTCCCTGTGATGGACTCATCGATATCGTACGTAAACTGAGCAACGGCTCCGATTGTGTTGCGAAGTTCCGTCATGAACTCGTTGCTCAGTCTTTTTGGGGCATCAATTGCTCTTGCAAGACGTGCAAGCTTGTCACGAAGACTACTGCCAACCTCAAGACGCCCCGCTGGCGGTGAAAAGAGCGGAGAGGTTTCAACTCTGGACTTTGAAGTCCAGACAAACGCCATGGTCCACTCACAGTCATGGATGTTGTGCCATTTCTGTGTGAACTTCTTGAGCAGCCCCCGACGCACCACATAGCCCCAGGAAACCTCAAGGGGCTGTCCATCTGTTCGGATGGAGTCGAAAAGAGCAACAGCATCGGCCACCGATGTGACGGGAGTAGCCTCACCTAGCTGCGCACCATTCCTTCGACTGTAAAGGTTGATGGGTGCAGTTTCTCCCGTTCCGTAGTCGAGGAACTTATCCTTCCAGAACCCCTCAATGGTAGTTTCGCCCTCTGTTGGACCTTGCACGGTTGCAAAGCCATGAGGGTTTCCAGCGGGGAACGTGACCTTTACACGCTGCTCACCTTCCCAGGTAATTGGACCGTAGGGTTTGGCTCGTTGTGTTAGCCAGACCGTACGCTGCTTCCCCGAGAGTTCCTGAATCTTGAAACCGGGAACCTCGGATACCTGGGCGAGCGATCTTGTGGCGGGGGTGAAAGGCATGTTCCAATTCTACCAAATCAAAGAGGTTCTACGTGTATAAGCTTTTCCTCGCCATTTCGCTACTTGCTTGTGGTCCTGTAAGTATTGCAGGCGCTCAAATAGATGGGGGTCTCGAGGTTGGGTGCCCTCGCGATACTTCAGTTTGCCCGATACCAATGTCCGTGCCTGTACAGTTTACTTGCTCGGATCTATGGACAGACCCCAAGAACTGCGGAGCTTGCAACAACGTGTGCAGATCCCCCATGTCCTGTTACATGGGGGTGTGTGGTGCTGTGCCTTTGGATTGATCAGGCGAGCGAGAAGGCTGGTGCAAAGCCAGAGGAAAGGCGCTGGGAGGCCATCGCTTCCAGATCGCTCGCAAAAGCCGAAGCAATACGATCGGGATCGAACCCTTCCGCAAACCTCTGGGTTATGTCGAACCTCGAGTAGCGGAAGTCCTGCACAGCATGAGGTCTGTTCGTGCGGTCTCCTTGGCCTGTGCGATTGAGATCCGCACCCCCCTTGCCAATCTCAGAAATAGCTTTCTGGATTGAGAGCATCCAGTCTGGGATAGCATTTGTGGATTGTCGAACAGCCCCCTCTTGTGCCCTAGCTGCCCCCTCAATGTTGCGCCCTGCCAGATCGAAGGCCGCAGTTACCCCATCTCCAATACCGGCAAGAGGATTAAAGACACTTCCGATTACTTGCGCAACTGTTTGGAACGTCTGAGCCAGTAGAGATGTCCCTGAAATGAGCTCTTGGAAATATCCCACCACAATCCGAATTCCGGGTGCAACAAATTGGAAGACCGTAAACAAGTTCAAGATAATCGAAAAGAGTGGGGACATTTGTGCGAGTGTCGGAATCAGCAAATGATTGATGTAAAAGACGAAAACATCAATAACAGCCCCGATATGACCAGCGGCACCCCCCAAGACTTGATTAACGATTGGAAATGCCATACTTACAGCGTTCCCGATCGTGGATACGACTTGCCCCATTATCTGAAACGCAGAAGTTCCGATTCCCCAAAAGAAGTTCCCAAGTTGGATTGTCTTCTCTAGAAGAAACTTGAACGCTGGCCAAACATACTCTGAGACTCCAACCCATACGAGACTCGCAGCATCTCTGAGAAGACCTCCTGCGATTCCCAAAGCTGCCCTCAGTGGCGTGTAGATGCTGCTAAGAACAGGGATCAGATCTCCCGTTACAAAGTTTGAGATTTTGGTTCCAACTCTTTGCAGCATCGGAACCGAGTCTGTAAGCACTTTTGTAAATTGACGGATGTAGTTTGTGGCCTTGTCCACAACACCCGCTCCGAGAACTGCAAAGTACCTACCAACACCCGCAATTACAGGATACAAAAGCGAGAGTTGCTCATTCACGGCGAGCATGGTGCGCTTCCAGGCGTTAAACAAAGGCTCGGAAGCTTCCAAGTAGAGCTCGTGCTGGAGAGACTGGAACGTGCCCATGATGGCCTCGTAGGCGTCACCCGTAGCATCCATCATGGGCTGAAGCTGCGCTGCGATGTCTTCGAGAACTTGTATTTTCTTTTCGCGAGTTAGAGCATTGAACTGAGATTGGTCAATACGACGACCATTCAAACGTGCATAGTTGGACCACACATTTGTCCAAGACTTATCGACCACATGAGCTCCAACCGTAAGAGCTTGCATAAGATCTCGAGCAGCTTGTGGCGCATCAATGCCTGCTGCAACAGCACCCGCTGTAAGGTAATTTGTGAGGTGTGTAGCTCTTCCTAGCGTCATGCCTCTGGTTTGCGCTAGAAATGGCAAGTTCATTTGGAACGACTCCATATAGTCGTTCAACTCACCAGGAAGAATGGCCGCATCGCGGGACATTTGTTGGACGATGCCTCGCGAGAATCTACGGGCGTCCTCGAACTGTTGCCCATAGATTTGCGAGAAACGAAAGTCTCGAGCCTCTCGGCTTGCTCCCGGCATGGTCCGATTGATCTCGTTGTTGATGTCCACCACAGACTGACCAACAAACTGATACTGCCGAAGAGAGCGAGAGATGTTGTTGAGCTGTTGCTCCCTACCAGACCACGCATTCGCGATGTTCTGGAGAGGGGCAACCAGCGCAGAGATGCTAGCTTGTGCAGCATTTGCAATCTCTGTTACGGACCAGAGGCGGGCTGCAATGCCAACAAGGCCAGACGAAACTCCTCCATCAATGAAGGAGAGCTGATACGCAATCGCCTGGGCCATTTGCAGCATTGTTCAGTCCTTGTGAATCGTGTTCTCTTCTCCAATAAGTTCCATCAGACAATCAATGAACTTGTGGAGATCCGCACTTGGCATGTGCATGGCATCGTTGATTCCGATGTGACCATATCGACATGCCAAGGCCACTCTCTTCCAGAAATCCTTCTCGTATTGGCGCAGATCAAGAGCTCTCTTTGCTCCGAAGAGCCATACGGGCCACGAAACCATTACTTCGTGCTGGCTTCGACCCCTTGGAGAAAAAAATCCAGCTCATCCTTGCGGGGGTTTGAGATGTGGCTGTACGCCATGGTCAGAAGAGCTCTGCCCTTGGGGCCAATCTCCGCAAGGAAACGATCCACAGACTCATCCGATGGGTCGAGTGCGAGCACTGTGCCATCCGTACGAACAGCCTTGACCAGCGAAAGCTTCACGAGAGTTTGCTGAAGCATTGCAGGGTCCGTACCCGCAGCAGAGATTGCCCGCGCTTCCATGCTGGGTAGAAGCTCGCGCAGAACCATCTTGGAGTAGCCTCCAACCTCTGCCTGGAGCCCCGGAGGAATCGGGAATCCGAACTCAGTTGCGGGCCGGTACGACTTGACTTGAAGTTGATCTGACATTTGTTACTCGCCTTTCGATTCTTTCACGTTAGAACAGCCGTTGCGTCTGAGCAAGCGGCATCAAGCTTGATGGTCACGTAATCCGTACGGTTGCTGGCGTTCACAGGAAACGCACCAAACTCCACATCACGGAACGTAACGCGAGCTTGCTGTCCGTTCGGATAGCTGATCGTAGCCTTGATGTTGATTCGAGTGCCAGGAGTACGCCGACGGGCCTTGTCCACAGCCGACTGGATCAGTGAGAACACCTTTGTGTTGTTGGTGTGGAGCTCCATGTCGAGCTTGATGCCCTTGAACACGGAGTCCTTGCGGTTCGTGGTTTCACCAATGTAACCCTCGTCCTTGATCTCGAGCTCATAGGTAAACCCAAACGAACGCACGCAGTTGACTTCATCCAGAATATCTGAGTCTTGGATGATGATTACGGACACATTTTGTCCCAAAACACGTTGACTGGCCATTTTCTCTTTACAAGACCTTTCTAAAACTCTCCGATTTAGAGAAGTGCCCTATTGTATCGCACCGGGCCAGTGCGCTTGTGGTCCGCAGGCGAGATCAGACCACAGAGGTTGTTACGGTGTCTGGGCCAATCTCCGTAGCGAGGACCAGATCATCGAGAGTTGAAAGCATTCTCACCTTTGTCTTCACAACATGCACCCCTCTTGCGGTGAGTGCTGGTGTGTTGAGCGTCTTGTCGTCCAGCGAATAGCTATCAATACGCTGCGCTTCGGGGTTGTTCTCCGAGAGAAGGTCGCCAAGGAAGGCATCAAACTCGGAGAGGATCGCATCCTTGAGAGACTCACGAAGCAGGCGCTTGTTGAGCTGGTTGCCCCGTGCTGCAAGCGTATCCTGAATGAAGTCTGCCATTCTCCGACGATTGATGTTTGTCTCGCCCGCCGTCAAAGAGGTGGTTACACCCGATTGGATGATCGGTCCCACAACCCGATCCATGCGAAGTGCGGCCACGCCGTACTGCTTGAACAGCTTGTAGGTTTCCATGTCCAGAGAAGGAGTGCCCCTCTGATAGCCAAGGATCGGAGAGAAGATCTGCGGAACTGGATCCGATGCTTGGCCTGGGTTCAACTCAGGTTGCAAGTTGGACAACAGACAGGCAAGCCAGGTATCCATTCCCACATCGAGAATTCCGTCATCTGTAGTCGTACCATCCGGGCAGGCAATCGAGTAGCCAACTGCCTCGGGCACGTAGGTACGGCAACCGGGCCAGGAGTACCAGACACGCTCGTTGCGCACCGCGCCACCTGTACCTCCAACACCCGGAGCCGACGACGCAAGCACCGCAGCGATCGTAAGCGTAGACAGGGTTGGAGACACAAGCGCACAGCGACTCATCCCACGCGACGTGGACGTGAGTACGTGATTGTACAAGTACGATTGGATCGTTGCATCCTTGCGTGCGCAAGTGACAATCGAGATCTCGTTCGTCGGATAGTCATCGTTCAGTAGTGCATTGATGGCATCCAAGTAACGATTCCGCATGTCGGATGTTGTGGATGGGTTCGCTGCGTGAAGGTCCGCATCGTAGGTCAGAGCACCCGAAGGGTGCGTGTAACCTGCGAGACCCGAAAGCTCGCTCCAATACGTTCCCGAAGCTGCGGTAGGCGCAGGAGAAGGTGTTAGCGCAGTGCCAGCGCTGATCGTGGCCACGGTTGGACGTGCCAGAACCGTGTAACCGCCCGCCTCAGAGAACTGGTTCAGAGGGCCAGAGTCCGCGTCCGATCCTGCGTGAACACGGTAGGCAAGTGCAGAGCCAGCTTCCCAATCCGATGTGGTGAAGTTCGCGCCATTCTGCTTCTGGACTGTGATTTCCAGTCCGTTCGCATTGACCGACACGACACGGAGAGTGCCCGCTCCTGCGCACAGAAGGTTCTGCGAGAGTGCCGCTGCGTTCAGAGAGCCTGGAACGACAGCATCACCCTCGACCACACCATCCGAAACAAACGAACCTGCGGCTCTTGTGATGGTTACGGTTGCGGCTGGGAGACCAGAAGTGACCGTTGTACCGTCCACACCTGAGCTCTTTGGCGAGCTTCCGGTGAAGTCCACGCTCTGCGCGAGCTTCAGATAGTTCGAGCTGTTGTAGAACTGAGTACCCGCCCAAACGCGCGCGGGAGTCACTGCAACAATTGGAATTACAGAAGTTGCGGAAGTGTTGGTAGGGAGTTGACGCCAGATGCGAATGCCGTACTGAGTGCCCGATCCCTGACGAACAAGGTCCACTGGAACCACCACAAGCCTCGAGAAACGCTTGTTGCGAAGTTCCACGAAGAGGTTACCCATCTCCGCACCGAACTTGCCGAGCGAGCGATCAAATGGGCCGATCTTATCGAGAAGATCTGAACCACCGTACACTTCCTGGGGTCTGAACTTCGAGATGACCTCTCCCGAGGTGTTCACTGCGCAGCAGTAACTCATGTCAGCACATTCGCCAACGACTGCTACAACACCATAACTTGCCCCGCGAATTGGACCCGGAGAGCGTTGATCCACAATGACAACACCCTCAATTGCGGTGATCTCTTCGACACCGGGGAAGTATGTGTACTTACGAATAAAACCAGCACCAGCCATGAGTTACTCCGATTGGGAATTTATCCCGAACTTGTTACAACTTCTACAAGAGCTCTTGGGTTGAATCGCGGAAGAACAACTCCACGAACATATGGACAGGCAACTCGTACTCTTGCGTTGAGCTTTTTGTATCTTCGCTCATTATCAGCCGAGATGTCTTCGTATGCAACAGAGAGCAATTGATATTCTGCTCTTTGCCCATAGTAGTGCGGCATGTCAAGCATGAACCCGAACATCCATTCGACCGGGTTGAGTGCATCTTCAAGGCACGTAAGGCACTGCTCACGAACGCCCTCATCGTTCGTCCAGACGTGTAGTGTCAGTTCCATGCGAAGGTCTCCTGCGAGGAGAAGCGCAAACTCACCTTCTTGATCATGGATGACTTGCTTATCCAACACACCATCTTCCGTTCCGTATTGGATGTCCCCTTCGGGGTAGATTCCAACACTCGGATACTCGGCAAGGTCTTCTGGATCTGCCTTCATGGCTTTTACAGCAGCAAACTTGAAGTGCGTCTGTCCATCGATCGGGAATGTGACCGTTTTGAGGTACTCGGCGAGTGCAACAATAGGAGACTTGCTTGCGGAGTATTTCCGGTATCGGGTGGGGCTAACGTGAATGTTGGGCTCTGTAACGAGGAGACTCATTTTGCGGCTTTCGCTCTAGCGCGTTCCAAGGCTTCCTGAATTCGATTATTGAAGATCTCCGCAATACGATTCGGGCTGTCGCCCACAATGTGACGCGGTTCAAACCGCCACCCCTGCCGCTGGTTGATTGCGTGCTTGATCGCCTTGGCGACCTTACGAGCCTTTGGACCAGCCACACCGAGCTTCTGGTTGACCCACGCTTCCAAGTTGATAAGGGCATTGGGTCCGAGCTTGCGTGTCGTGGCGAGTACACCATACTCCACAGGACCCGCGTGCTTCACCTTGTTGAGCACCTTTACGGTCATGGCAGTGGGAGAATATTCAAAATCCCAACCTGCCTGGAGCTTGCCTGAGGCTACGGCACCCGCACGCTTTGTCTTTGCAACAAGTACGGTTTTAGCCTGTCGAGCCGCTTGTTTCATTGCGGCTTCGATCTCCTTTTTGATGGAGATTCCGAGCATTCTCTCAAATGCGCCAACCTTGTTGATGGGAACTCGATACGTTAGGCTCATCCCGGTCTCCCGTCATGCTGGCGGTCGGAACCAGCTCGAATCAAGTTCACCGACCATTGCAAAGATTCTGCTTTGAAGCTCGGCACACCCTTCACCATGAAGCGTCTGCGCTTCTTGAGATCGGAGACATCGCCCTTGTCGAGCCTCACTTCCCAGGAGAAGGTTTCATTGTCTGCGATACCAGAACCGTCTGGATTGCGACCAAGTAGCTGATTCTCTGTATAGCGAGGAGAGATCTGGCTTACTTGGAGTGAACCTTGCTCATCTATACCAATGTCCAAGAGCTGAAGCTGCACAGACGCCATCTCTTGAATCTTCGGAACGGGGAGAATCTCTTCCTCTCGGATCAGTGACTCCACACCCTCGCCCCGCTCCTCTCCAGACCATCGTGTCCAGATCAGGAAGACTCTGTAGGGCCTTGCACCAAGCTCAACTGGAATCTGGCGAATACAATCCACACATTCCATGAGCTCGCCGAGCATGGACTCCTTGTAATTGAAGTCTTCAAGAGCTTGTTTGAGGTTCACCTTGCAACCCTCACGTTCATGTTACCCCCCGCATGCGTTGCGTAGGGGTACATGGTCACACCGAGGCAATCTGCAAGCCTCTGACACCAGTACTTGTACTCTTTGCGCAGAAGGTCGGTGGTGTTCTGGTTCGCAGTGGTGCGGAGGGTAATCTCCCCGACTTGCTGAGCGGAAAGCAAGCACGCCGCCTTGATAATCTTGGCTTCAAAGCCGTCCAGCACACCCAGAAGAGTCTGAACACGCTCCTTGGATTCCTCCGTAAGATGGTTCATCGCCATCTCGAGAAGGAACGCAGGTTGCGTAGGCTGCACCATACCCATCGCATAGATGATTGGCGATGTAGATTCTGGATAGCCCAGGTGCCTTCTTGTTCTGGCTTTCTCGTCTTCAGTTAGTAGAGCTGACATGGACTTCCTTGAACTCTACACCAAAAGGCAAGATCTTGTCGGCCCACTCTTTGTTACGAATGATCTTTCCTTTTGAAACGTAGGTAAGACCACCTGTCAGGCTTGGGACTAGAACTTGCTGCTCGTTCTGGACAATCCAATATGCAACCTCAGGAAGTACATCCTTTGGAAGATCTGGATTGTCAGGGAGTGCTTCGAGCTCGACAGGAGCTTCGATTGAGGTGTTAGCGGGTGTTGGTTGGAATTTGTTTAGTCTAGGTCTCGCCATGATTTACGAGACTAGCACCAGACAGATCGAAGGAAAAGGGCTTTACACCAACCCTAACTGAGATCAAGCCCCATGAATTAGAAGGGACCAGCGTTTATACCTCGCGCTGGTTCCGGGTGCGGTCGCATCCGTGCGTGCTGGCCAGTCGGCATCGAGACGCCACGAAGCCTTCACGAGATCCTGGAAGCGGTTCTGAGGTGCGAGGATGATCATCTTCACACGCTCCGCGACGATCGAGATACCGTCGTTCGACACTTGAACGTCCGTCATCTTGCCAAGCATACCCGCGTCCGTGAGGTACATCAGAGGATCGCGGTAGTACTCCATCATGCCACCACGGCCCGTGAAGAGCATACGGTGGATTGGGGTGCCCGATGTCGTACCGTCACTGTAGAGCTCACCTGCGAATGGGTCCTGCTGCGAGAACGAGATACCGTCGTTTGGATACACGGTGTTCACGTAAGGGCACTGGTTGTTCATGACGAACGAGCAACCGAGCATCATACCGAGCACCATGTCACGGTACATATAGTGCTCAGGACGGCCCGTCAGCATTCGCTGGATTTCGGTATCCGCAAGGATTGCCGTCTGCGAGTTCGGATCGATGTGAACGTGATACGTACCATCTTGGAAGCGAGGCACGTTGTTGATCTGAAGCTTCGAGACCACCGTACGGATGTCCTGAAGGCGAGGAAGATCCGTCGAGCCGATATCGTTGACCGACGTTCCGCCACCCACGAACGACACTTCCGAGCGATCGGAAGCAAGCACTGCCGCACGATCGGACCAAGTTGCCGAGGAGCCGAGGGTCAGAATGCCAGGACCAACCTCATCCCCTGCCGTATCAGGCGTGAACCCGACCACGGTGTTTGCAGTTCCACCCAGCGTGATGGAAAGAGGGTTTGCCGAAGACACGGTATTGAACCGAACCTTCGAGCCCGCTGCAAGGTCTGGACGACGCGCGCGAGTGAAACCATTAAGGCGCTTCACACGAAGCGAGGTCGAGGCAGAACCCGCACCGTCTGCAACCGTCCAACCCGACTCTGCGGTGTTGTACATGCGGTCACGCACGATGATGTTGAGCGTCTGTGCCGCCTGGAGACCCAGCTTGCGAATGTTCTGGAGGAACAAGTTCGCAATCGCCATCGTTGCCGTAGGCATGTGGGTGTCGATTGCCGAGCCGTACGTGTGAAGCTCAGCTTCCCACTGCTCGACCGCATACGACTGCGGAGTTGGGTCTTCGCCGGGACGGATCGGACGGGCATCGGGAGCCATCAGACCGTCGCCCGAGAAGACGTAGGTGTCTCCTGCCTCTGCGGGCCAAGGCACCGCCGACACTTCCCCACGGAAGATCAAGTTGGGGAAGAGCACATCGTGGAAGGCTCTCTCAAGAAGACCTTCCTGAACGATCGCGCGAGTCGTTGGTGTGTTCAGAAACGTACTAAAATCTGGCATTTAACTTACCTTTCAGTCCTTTTGGGCGTTGAGCCCTTTCTTTCTATCTCATCGCCCATTGGGCTGTTTGTATCACATATCTCCGAGATCGAGGCCCTGAGAACGTGCGTACTCACGAAATTCTGCGGAAGACATCTTCATGGCGTGCTTCCGCTCCGTTGTTTCCGGTGTGACCTGTTCCTTGATCTCCTTTGGAGAAGGCTTTGGTGCAGATCCAGCGGGTGCTGTATTCGCAGGCACCTCTTCCACCGGAGCTTCCTTCTTCTCGGGAGCTTGGATGTACTGACGGAAGTACGCTGGCTTCTTGGCCTTGAGCTCCTTGAAGAATTCGTTGTGGTCGAACTCCTTGCGCTTCGCATCAGGAAGACGCTTGAAGTGACCATCGAGCTTGGAAAGCACAGCATCTACTTCTTCAGGATCAACTTCAGCGAGGTATGCGTCGTGTCGAAGCACCATTTCGTTCTGGAGGTTTTCGCATTGGCTGCGCCAGTGTCGAACCTTCCCTTCGAGCGAACGGATCTCAGCACGAAGCGTACGGACTTGCTCTTCCAGATCTGAGATCTGCTTTGCAGATCGGTTGTCTGTTTGAGGCTTTTGACCCGAAGGTTGACCCTGAGCTGGCCGCTTCTGGAACATCTCATCCAGCGAGCCGAAGCCCAGCGCCTTTGCCTTCTTCTCGTACATCTCCTTGAACGAAGTGCGACCCGCTTCACGATCCGCTTGGCGTTGCTTCGCAAGATCGCTTTTGGCGGGTTGTGCCTTCTGTTGAGGCTTGTACTTGGGAGCGGGCGTAGCCTCTTCAGGCTGCTCTTGCTCAGGTTGAACCTCAACATCGGGCACAACTTCGTCAATAAGTTCTGCCACTTCGTTTTCGTTTTCCAGATTCACATCCGGTGTATCGTTCTCAGTTGCCATTTTCTACTCGCCTGTAGTTTATGTTCAGATCTGCCTAATCAAAGGCGGGGATAGTTATCCGAGAGTGCGGTTGCCGATCGAGGGATGTACTCAAGCACAAACCCCGTGATCGTGCTCGGAAACGTCAGCGTGGTGCCGTCATCCGATAGAAGAGCAAGCCCCACATTGGCCCCTGCTGTTGGAGTTAGGGTGCGTGCGCTGTCTGCTGGAGCTCCATCCGTGACCGCGTAGGAGCCAATCGAGTTGGCGGTCCCTGAACCAGTCACGCGAAGTGTCTTCACCGCAAGAATCGCGGGAAGTGGATCCGTGGTCTCACGCTCAAGACCGCTCACGGTTGCGGCAAGGCGCACCGCAGTGCTGGTAATGTCCGGGCTTGCAGTTGCCGTTAGCCCTGTCACTGTCACCTTCACTGGCGAGAGCATGTTTCCAAGCTTCATCTTCTGGAAGAGAGTTGGAAGCAGGTTGGCGTTAGCCTTGTTAAGCCAGTTCTGGTATGTCTGTTCTGCTGTCGTCGAGCTCATTTCAGTCCTTTTGTCCCATCACGAGGAAAACCTCGGTTTGAATTCCAGCCTCTCGCAAGAGGTCGATTGCGGTTATATCAACCGTATTGGAGATCAGAATTAGAAGAGAGTCAACAGGAATTGCTTGCGTCGAACCATCTGTACTCGTGATGCGGACGCGAAGTTCTCCTCCTGATGCTTTGACAAGAAGAAAGTTGACCCCGGTTAGCGGAGAGATGTTCACCGCAACCACAGGATCACCATCTAGTGTGTAGTTTGCCGCGAGCTGGCGCTCCAAGGGGATCTTCTCTGCGATGGTCGCAAGAATGGAAGGTTGTCCTGAGGGCGTACCAACGGGAGGCTTGGAAGCTACGGAGCCCGTAAGCTCAAGAATCTGGAAGCTCATTGGGGATTACCACTTCACCTTGTCTGCCCAATATGCAGCGGAGAGCTTGCCCTTGGCGATGTTGGCCGCATGGCGAGCCTTGAAGGACTTCCGCTTTTTGGTCATGCGCTCCGATTCCCCCGCCTTGGGCTTTCCGGCTGTTTCAGCTCCCTGCTCACCAAAGCGAATGGTCTTCACAGTGTCACCCTCTTTGGCGACCACAATGTGAGACTTCGTAGGGTGATCGGGCGTGCGCTTGGGCTTGTTGTAGCCTGCCACACCCGCCTTTTCCAACCTGGGGTCTCTCTTTCCAGAGTCCTTCACTTCTTCTTGCCCTTCTTCACGCAAGACTTGTCGATCATCTTTTGGATGAGCTTCTTGTCCTCTGCTTCGTCATCGTGCTTCTTGGGTGTCTTCTTTTGAGATTTCTTTGCCATTTGTCAGCTCCTAACTCGTTTGTGAATCTGGCGTAGGGCCTCATGAGCGAAAGCTCCGACTACTTGCCCTGCGGCCATGCTGCCGTGGCCCACAATAGCATTACGAGTGTACTGGTCAGGCGACTCTCTACCATGAAAATGGCTGCGCATCACATGCGTAGTGTAGTTTCCAAATGTGTGTAGCGCCAATTGCGTAGGAAGCACAACCGTCTTATCCGCGCGGTGCAAGCCCATCAAAGTCGAGAAGGCTCCAATTTTGAAATTGGTCTTTGCCGTAGTTCTCGTCGGATTGGACTTGTACTGAGATGGCTTGCCCACAACGGCTTGCAAAGCGCGCACAACAGGCTTTGGGTTATTGGCGTTGTAGGTTTTTGGGCTTGCCTTTACCCAATACGAGCGACGCCTACCACCTTTGATTGATTTGCTAATCTTTCGCAGACCGGACCTACGCATCACATCATCCCTTCCTGCCCCTCGTCGTCTTCGTTCGGGGTGGTGAGCTGCCCTGCACGCCAGAGCCATGCACCTACGAGGATTGGCTCTACTTCGACAATCTCGTTCTGAACACCCTCCTGTACGGCAAGCGCTTCGTCTGGGCTAATGCCAGATAGTAGTTCGGGCAGTCCATCACGCCAAAGATCCACCATCTCAAGAATCTGATCTGCGTGGTCTTCGGGAAGTTCGACCTCATCGTTGAGGAGAACTTCGGGGATCATATCGTGGATCTGTGACTCGATTTCCGGTAGGTGCATCTGGGTCAGCAGAATGATCTGATCCATCTCATTGGGGGTTTTCCCCTCCATGGCATCCGAACCCTCAAATGGCTCATCGCCGGGGAACGGCTCCTGATCCTTAGGAGCATCCCAACCCTCGGGCGTGGAGCGAGGCTGATCGCCTCTAGCTTGTGACCAATTTGAAAGATCGAGTGCCATATCGAGATCTCAATAATCCTATTGTAATTCCAATAAGTCAATCCGCTTGCATTCGCAAAGCAATGTCGCCGGGATCTTCTTCGTCATGAACCCCCGGCATATCAAGATCGCCAAACTGATTCTCAGTTTGAATGTGCAGAATTACATCAGCTACATCAACCTCCTTCTGTAGTTCGAGGGGGTGTGAGTGCCCGTGAATCTTTGTTGGAAGATTCATGTTTCTTGGGTGTTTCATTTGTGACCTTTGCGAAGCAGCCCACGCTTCTGGAAGAGGCGATCAAATTCTCGAGCAATGGGATCAAACTCCCAACGATCCCAATACGCGCGATACCCGTGCTCACGCCAAGCATTTGCATCTGCAAGGAACCCTTTGACGCCCTGTACGGAGCCTTGGCGACGCATGACCCACTGCTCGTAGGAGCGCGCGAAGAGCTCTTGCGGCCTGAGCATATACGTGGTGGTTTTGAGCCTTGGCTCGTTGTGCTCGGTCTTGTTCCTCGTATGCTGTTCTGTGAGCTTCCGCACGCTATACGATTTGTAGATTGCCCGCATCAAAGGTGCAAGTTCGTGATTCGGATCTTTGGTTGCCTGGACAGATGCAAAAGCTGAGTATGCAGGCTTACCACTTCCGAACAATCTGTGATCCAAGAAGTGACCGTATTCATGAACGAGCGTGTTGATGGGGTATTTGCCGTGTTTATTGATCAAGATCGAGCTTCGATCCGAGTGTGGCTCCCATGCGCGATAGACACCCATGGAACCCGTATCTCCCACCACGTTGACCTTCAGGTGGTACAAGTCCCTGGGAACCCGATGTGTACGGTCAATGGTGCGTAGTGCCTCCGCAACGCCCTGGTTTGCCTTGGCCGCGAACAGCAAGCCATAGCTTACGGAAAGCCTGTCAGACGCCTTTACAGGGGCATTGGCGGGCACATGCGGAGACTGGTCCTTGACCCAATAGGCACGGCGCACAACGCCCGTGCTGGTGTGTGCGGAGAGAATGCGTCGATGAAGACCGGAAAGGTTTTTCATGCGGAAGGTGCCCCGAGAAAAAGAACGGAGGGTGTATTTTGTCCGTAACCTTTTCCTCGCTTCTCTCGTACTACCATACAGTCTTTATTACTATTATTCATTATATATAGTATAGAGTGGGTTGAGGGGGCTCTTTTGATGTTTGCTCAACGAGTATAGTTGCGGTACGCATCGTAGGCTCGATGAAAGCTCTGATGGTGCTTGTTGTAGAGTCCCGCACCCTCTACTACGGTTCTATAGAGCCCGTACATCTTGAGCCCTGTTCCAGCGAGATGTGCAAAGCTTCCAAGAGCTCTCTCCGTGGATTCCCTCATATTGAGTGTACGAGCGAGAACATGACCACTCAATCTTCCGGCTTGTCTTCCCGCTTGACCTCCAAAGTGGCCCCCCACAAGAGCTGCACCAAATGCAGCCTCATGAGCTCCAACTCCATGGCTCGTCGCCGCTCTCATTCCATACTTTGCAGCATGGTGAGCCCCCACAAGAGCTCCTAGTCCCGCTCCAAGATTACCCATTCCGTGTCCGAGGGCTCTGCCTTGATCCTCTCGACGAGATGGATGTTCCATGCTCTTGAACGAGCCTTTTGGATCGGACTTAACCCAATAAGAGCGGAGACCCTTTCGAGTGCTCTTCTTGATCTTCTTGAGGCCAGATCTAGTCTTCATTACGCCATTCTAGCAGCTTTAACCGTATCGTACAGCTTCCGAGCGTGGAGGTATCCGCCCGCAGCCATCGCAAATGTACCCAGAGCTCGTTGATGTCGAAGCTTCATCTTACCCCGAGCAACACGATTCCCAACGCCACGACCGAGCTTATAGCCCGCGAAAGAGCCTCCGGTGTAACCCGCGATATGGCCCAATCCTCCGGCGACAATGCCAGTTCTCATTCCCGATACGAGGGCTTCTTGAGGTCCAAGACCTTTCTTCGCGGCTCTGTGCCCGCCAACGAGACCCCCTGTAATGGCTCCTCCCAAGAGTCCCGCAGTGCCGCCCACACGACCGCCAAGCGCGCTTCCAAGTACGCCCATACCGCGGCGAAGGTGGTTGTGCGAAAACCTCTTCTCTTCCTCTGCGGAGGTCCAGTAAGCGCGGCGAACACGCTTCCCATTCTTACCCTTTACAGACTTTACGACTTTCTTGAGCCCTGCACGACTCTTCATGATGATCTCCTTGGTGTGCGAATTGCACGCGCTGTTGCCTTACCAGCCTCAGCAATATGATGATCTGCAATTGCGTGCCCTAGAAAAGACACAGCCTCGTTAGCGAGGAAGCTGCCGACTTTCTTACCATACTTTCCAGTTGGACCTCTCAAGCTGCGACCAACAGCTTTGCCAGCACGCTCTGCTCCATAATCGATCAGGCGTTGCCCTGCGGCATTGACGAGGTGCTCTCCGAGTCTGGCTCCAAGTCCTTTTCGGAATTTGTGGAAGCCTTTGACAGCAGCACTCTTGTGCTTTTCGATTTCAACTTTGTGCTTCCAGAGGTTCTCATTGGAAAACGAGGCTCTGTGTTTGTACGCCAGAGCTCCCAAACCTGCGGTTGCAAGAGCGCCCGCAGTGCCAATCAGAGCCTTCTTGCCATGCTTCTTTGCGAAAGCAGAAACGGAAGACTTCGCACGAACCCAATAGGATCTCCGTACAGAGCCCTTTTTGCCTCTGACAGTCTTGGTTACTTTACGAAGTCCAGCTCTCATCGCTGCATCCTATTCGCAACCCACTCTGCGCCACGCTTGATGTGAGGAGCTGCTCTACCTCTTGCCACGAAGCCTCCCGCGTGACCACCCAGGAAGCTTCCCACTGCACCACCCGCACCGCCACCAAATGCAGTACCAAGAGCACCACCAAGACGAGAGCCGACATGGGTTCCAATGTGCTCTGCCGCAGCTTCACCTCCAACGTGGGTCATATGCTCGGCAAGCTTGGCCCCTTCACCTCTGCGCCACTGTGTGAAGCTTTCCCTGGCCTTGCCCCAGGCACTACGAACGTGCTCATTGGCACGCTCTCTTGCGGAAGGCTTCCTGTTTGCAGGTTCATGGAACGCGGTGTGCCCCGATCCAGAACCGAGTTGCAACGGAGCGCTACCCGACCCCAGAAGCTTGCCAGAGCCTCCCTTGCGCATTCGATGGAGCCCATATGCCGCAGCCCCGGCAAGAGCCAAACCTCCTACGATCTTCCCCGCGTTACGGCGAAGAAAGCCGGGTTGCTTCTGAGCAACGGGCTGGCCCTTCCTTGCGGTCTGGTTGGCTTTAACCCAATAGGTTCTGCGGACAGTGCCTTTCTTTCCTTTGACTGTCTTCTGAACCTTCTTGAGCCCCGCTCTGTTAGCCATTACTTCCTCTTTCTAGGCTTGCGTGTGGCTACGATCTTGCCAGACTTGGAAGGTCCAGTTCCAGAACGTCCGCTCGAGACCCCCGGCCCAAGTTGCAGAGGAGCTCTTCCAGAGTTGTGAAGATCCTGACGCTTCCAGTCCGCATTGGAGTTTGCATGTTGGGAGACTGCCTTGTTGTGAAGATTCTTCCAGAATCCACCATGGCGATCCACAACATGCTTCCAGTGTTTTGGGGTCGTCTTGGGCGGCTGGATGCTCTTGTACTTATGATGAGCAAGGGCCAGACCGGCTGCAAGAACCGCACCCCCGAGGATCTTGCCCTTGTGGCGAAGAGCAAACGTGCCTGCATTATTTACAGATTGTTTGGCTCGAACCCAATAGGACCGAAGAACAGTTCCGTTCCTACCTCGAACAGATTTCCTAACTTTTCTCAGTCCCGATCGTTTCATCACTTCTTCTTTGTGCCAGATCCAAGTTTCGCGGGAGCCCTGTGGTCAGCTTGTCGTTCTCTTAGCAACTCGTGGCTCCAACCATTTTTTTCCATTGTCGGAGTGTTTCGCGCTTCGCGATCGTGCTCTCGCATAGCACGTTGTTTGGCAAATCCCCAACCAATATGCTCTCGTGAGTGTCCCATAAAAGCAGCATTAGGCGGGGTTCTTCGCACAGTATCGCGCTCCCTTTTTACCCATTTGGAAAATTGGAATGCTCCCGCTGCCAGAGCAACACCCCCAAGGATCTTGCCCTTGTGACGAAGTGCAAACGTGCCCGCGTTCTTTACAGATTGCTTGGCGCGGACCCAATAAGAGCGCTTTACGACGCCCTTCTTACCGCGCACCGTCTTAGTTACTTTGCGAAGTCCTGCTTTGCTTGCCATTAGATCCTCTTTACTCTGCCATGCACCCGACCCTGAGCATCTGTCATTGGAGCACCTCGCCAAGCTCTATAGCGTCTTGTGACAGCATCAGAAACCTTGCCGTATGGCGTCGAAGACCATCCTTGCGCATAGCCCTTTGCAGCGTGTGCTTCCACCGCGTCTGGTAGCCATTGAGCTTGCTGAGCAGCCTTCGTAAACTTTATGGCCCTTTCTGTGGCTCTTAGGCGTGCGTGAGCTCTTCCGGCTCCAGCTACAATGGCAAACGTACCCAAAGCGGCAAGTGCAATCTTACCCTTGTGACGCCCAACCGCACTTGCTACTTTCGATACAGATGTCTTCGCTCGGACCCAATAAGAGCGTTTAACCGATCCGCGCTTACCGCGAACAGACTTGGTAACTTTCTTGAGTCCTGATCTCATTACTCAGCCTTCTTACGGCTTACAGCCTTGCGAACTCTGGAGCCTGCCGCGCGTGCGCCCGATGCGATGGCGCTACCTGCACGAGAAGCAAGCCCTGCGGCAGCATTCTTTGCGATCGAGCTTCGGCTCATACCAGCCGCGCGACCACCCTTCACAAAGTCCGCTGCATTTCGAGCTGCTCCTCTTGCATCACTTGCAGCCTTGTGAGCCTTCGCGCCAACCCCAACCACCGCATGAGCTCCTCGCTCCGCTGCGCCCTTTGCGCGCTCCTTCAGACCGCCCACAATAGCCTTTGCAGCATCTCCGTGAGACATACCCATTCCGCGGTAGCCCTTCACGAACTTGGCACCCTTGTAGGCACCATAGCCCGCGGCTGCAAGTCCCACGCCAGCCGCGATCTTACCCTTGTGGCGCTTGAGGAATCCGCCCGCGGCGCGGGCTGCGCCTGCAACCTTACCTCCGACGCTCTTTGCGCCTTCCTTTGCCTTGATCCAGTAAGAACGCTTCACGTTGCCCTTCTTACCGTGGACCATCTTTGTAACCTTCTTCAGACCAGCACGATTTGCCATTTTTTACTCCAGCGAGATTGAAAACTCGCAAAACTCAACCAATTCCGCCTCGGCCCCCAAACATGCTCTTGCGGCCAAGAGCACGTCGGATGCCTTCATGTGCCATAGCGCCAACCATATGGCCAGCACCATGTCCAAAATCTGTGGCGAGAAAGTTCTTAACTTTACCGCCAAGAGTACGTCCGCTCGTCTTTGTCTGCTTCCTCATGTGACGAGCAAGTCCATGGGCTCCCGCCCACGAGGCCATTGAACCGCGCATCACGCGGTGCGCCCCCAATAGTCCGCTCGCAAACCCAATCTTTGCTCCCATCTTCGCAGAAGCCATCTTAGGGCCTTTTTGGAAAGCTTGCTTATTACGTTCGCCTTGCTTTACCCAATAGGAGCGCTTTGTGACACCCTTTTTACCTCTCACAGTCTTCGTTACCTTGCGAAGACCGGCTCTTGATTTTGCCATTGTAACTCCTTAAACCGATCAAACGTTGTCTTTTGCAGAATCAAGCAAAAGTTTACGCTGAGATCTGAGCTCAAGCCAAGAACGAATTCCAAAAAGATCATGAAAGATCCAACGGAAGATCAACCAAAGGCCAAGCCTACACGCGGTCCTCGAAGTCATGTGCATGTGGAAAATGTTAGATTTGCCAGGGCCAGTAATATAGAGCTCTACCATCGCTCCAGTACCTACCGCTGTAACCTCGACGTACCCATCGTTCTGATGAAATGGCTTCATCGAGTTCTCCCTTCCTTCTTGAGCGTCTTCTGAAGAGCTTGCTCGAGCTTATTTGCTGCGGAGAATTTTGGCTTGAAACCGTGTCTGATTTCAAGAACTTCTGGATAATTCATCCACAATACTTCCGTCTTCTGTCGATCCTCTTTATCGAGAAAGTTCGCCGATTTTGCGTTTGCGCTGTATTCGACCCTTCGCCAATCTTTGTACGCTTGATCGTAGAAGTCTCCAGCGTATCCAGAAATTGCAATGAGAGCTCCTCGTCTGGTTGCCTCCAAGTTTGAGGCTAGGAGCTTCTCATGCCACGGAGCGTCCATCTCGTGCTGATACCCATGCCCAGCACCTCGGCTTGCCGGATGGTACGGAGGATCTTCATAGATGAAGACTCCACTCTTGCCATAGTACTTCACCAACTCTGCGGCATCCGTGTTGTTGATCTCAACACCGCGAAAGAACTCTGCGTACTCCTGAAAGAGCTCGAGCTTGTTCCAAGTTGATTTTGCAATTGAGCATTTTGGGGTTCCGCGGCGAAAGCCTTCGATGGTTTGCTGCATCCCCGCAAAATTCTGGGTCTGCCGTACCCAAACCCTGCGTGCAAGCTCTAGCTCGTCTTCTGGGTCTTGCGTCCAATCTCGACACGCTCGTTGCTCATCAAATGCGTAGGGTGTGAGCTCACAAACCCTCCGAAGTTCCTCGGAGCGTTCCCGAAGTACTTTGAAAAACGTAACAACGCCCTTGTTCAGATCATTGATGACTCGATTTGGATAAAGCCCCTCGGGCAGAGCAAAGAAGAGCGCACCCGAACCAAAGCACGTCTCTACGTAGGTCTCAGGGCCTTTTGGAAAGTGCGGAAGTATCTTCTCTGCAATCTGGCTCTTTGCTCCGTAATAAGCCCCCAGAACAGATCTCATCTTTGCACCTTTGACTTCTTTGAAGATCCATTCTCATCTCTAAATGTAATCATCCTCGCCTGCGTCCTCTTGAATGTGCAACGACTTTTACGCCGCCAACACCAGATTTTGATGGCTTGCTCTTGCGGCTTGCCTGCACTTCCTCTTTCGATGCGGTGCGGGTTCCGCCAGACTTGGTTTTCACCACGGCAGAACCGCTGGCATTCATCTTGAGGATCTGAAGCTTGCTCTTCTCGCGTAGAGTCTGTCGTATTGACTTCTGCCGATCTCGCACTCCCTTTGTATTGGACTCCTGTCCTTGCGACTTCACCTCATTCAAGCGCTCCTGTGCGGCAATCTTGGCCGCAGCTCTCTGAGCTTGGGAAGCCTGCGCCACAGAGTGAACCTCTCGAAGACGTTGGATCTTCTTCTTGTGAGCCTCTTCCTTGAGCTTGTCACGGGCTGCATAGTCCTGGGCACGAGTCTGTGCCTTGTGATCCATAAGCTTCTCGTGCTTGATCTTCAGACCACGGACGTGCTCATCCACCTTCTGAACTTGCCTACGGTGTAGCTCGCCTCGCGTGGTTTCTCGGATCATGTCTGCATGTGGTCCACCATACTTCTGTGCGTGGTCCCAAACCTCACGAAGATGCGTGTGGCTCATTTGTGTGATCTCAGGATCGCCACGTTTCACCTTCGCAATGTTCTCGAAGATACGCTGATCGTTCTTGAGCCTGGACATCGTGCCCTGGAATGCAGTGTGTGCAAACGCAAACAGAGCGGTCTTGAGCAGACCGCTCCTGCCACTGCGCATACCGCGTTCGAGGAACTTGCTGATCGCAACACCACCCGCCATACGAGCGGTGGCACGTCCAGCATCCGAAGTTACGTATTCCTTGGCAGATGGTAGGTTTCCGTGAACGCCTTCGTAGTCCCTACGGTGCTGGTTGATGTGCTCTTTACCAGCGCCATACGCACTCTTTACGTGCTCTCCAGCATTACGGATATGCTCACTGAACTTTGCCATGCGAGAAGATTATCAAGTTCCAGGGCCAAAAACGAGCTTATCGGGGCTAGGGCCTCGATCAATCCAGACATAAACCCAATCTGGATGCTTTGCCGCTGCCTTTTCCGCAGCAGGCGCACAGGACTTGCACGCAAACGCCTCGGAGATTCTGAAAAGAGGTCCCCACTTCGAGTGCATGATCATGTCGTAGAACTTCTCCGGGTTCTCATTCTTCAACACCGTAAGCGCAGGGTCCTTCTCCATCATGGTCTTGTACTCACCATACGTATGAATACGGATCAACGGAGGAGCTCCGCATCCCATGCACTTGTCTGTAGGACGAAATGCATACTTCTGATGGAACTCCTGCGGAGTAATAAGTCCGTCCTGAAACTTTTTACGGTGGATGATCTTGTTATTCACGATCCCATTTCTCTTTCTTTGTCTTGTCAGGTGTCTTTTTGACAGTTTTTTGAGGTGCAAATGCAGATTCTGCAAGCACCTTCTTCGGGTCTCGGATGCGAAAGAGGGGTACTGTGCTCCCTCGCACCATCGCAGCGTCAATGGCACCGTCCTGAACTTGCCCTGTAACCCACTCCTCCGTCTCCCGTACAAGTTTTCGGAGTGTGAGCATGTCCATCCAGTGATCTTCTGGATGTGCTTTCTGGATCTTTCGATATCGAATCCCCCAGGGACCATCTACGAATGCATCGTTCTCTCGGGGTTTTCCGAGAAAGACGGGGGTATTCAAGATGTCCACATCCTTTACGTGGAGAGGTTCTATGACTCTGCCCTTGTTGTAGACAATGTTCCGACCTTTGCTGTGGATGATTGTTGGCATCGGACTGGACAAATGTTCCATGGATCGGTATTCGTAGTCAAGTATGGATGATCAAACCGCGTGGATCGATGGCCAGGGTACGGTGCATCGTCTGACGCTTCAGCTAAAAGAGGAAAAATGCCTGCACTGCATCTCTAGTGTGTGCGTACAAGACTTCACAACTAGAGAAGATCGAGACCCTATTATCGTACATGGGGTGGGATTCGAGGATCAAGAAGGATCCTGGGAGGTGCTTCCATACTCGAACCATATCGTAGTGTGTCTGACATCATTGGAGATTCCGAAGGAGCAGAGAAGTGAGAGCAAGAAAAAGCCGAGAGGTAGTCTGGTTCGAGAGATCAGAACGTCATGGAAGAATTACACACAAGGTCCGCATGAACAGGGAGAGCAGACCCGACTGTGTTCTTTGTCGGAGGGGAACATGCCTTCAGGACATTCAGACGAGTCTGAGTTGGGGTTGTAGTGTGATCGTGCATGGTGCTGGACCGGAGGATCTTCTGTGATTGTACTTGGGCTTGATATCTCGATGACGGCAACAGGTTGGGCGATTGTGGCCCTTAAAGACGGAGAGCTAAGACTCCTCCGCTGCGGTGTGATTACAACGGAGAAGAACAAAAGCAAAGAGAAGGTATCCTCCACGATCGATTCCATACGCAGATCCCACTCAATCTACGTCGAGCTCGGGAAGGTTCTATCTTCGGAGCTTGGGTTGCAAATTGACCTTGTGTGCATGGAGGCAATGAGCTGGCCCCGCAATGCAGCTTCCGCAATCAAGATGGCGATGGCATGGGGGGCCATCGCTCCGCTACTTGCGGAGCGACCCCTCATTGAAGTAGGTCCAGTTGCGATTAAGCTTGTGGCTTCTGGGAAGAAGTCTGCTTCAAAGGAAGAAGTGGCTTCCGGGGTTCGGGCTTTGATGCCGAAGGCGACCCAGAAGGTTTTGAAGGAGTTTGTCCCGAAGGCTTCTTTGCAGGAGCATTGTTGGGACGCCCTTGGTTCGATCCTGGCTTCGACGAAGACGGAGAAGTGGAAGCTTTTGCAGGCTGGCCTTTCGCAGCGGAAGCCTTTGAAGGCTGGTTCTGGCCACGCGGAGGACTTCCGTTACTCGACGTTTGAGATTTCCCAACGCTTCCGCGAGGGTTTTGACCCTGAGAAGGCTGTCCAGGCTTTTGCATCTGTCTAGGATCGGGTTGCGGCTGGGATGCGGCCACCATCGCCTTGACCATCTCCTGACTCTGGGCTGCTGTGTTGGCTACCCAGATGTCCTGGTGCTTCGATCGGTACTGAACGAGCGTCAGATCTCCATCGGGGATTGCACCAAGCTGCAAAGCTCCTTCACGATACTCGTTGATCGTGCAGATACCCTGCGCAAGAGCTTCCTTCCACGTCATTGTGTCAGGTCCCTCTGGCTCTTCGGGAGCTGCCGCTTCTTCACCTTCTGCACCCTCTTCGCCCGTATCGGCAGACATTGCCGCATCCTCTTCCGCCTTCTTCAGCGCATGGATCTCCTTGAGAGGATCCAACTCTGTGAGGCCCATCCAATACTTGATGGCCGTCTCCTTGGTTAGAACCTCGGAGTCTTTGCCAGTCGTGGCAATGCGCTGCGCGGTCTCGATATCTGTGAATGTAGGTTTGAAGTAGTGTGGCCATTGGAGCTCACAAACCTGGCCATTGCCCACCACACGAGGGATCGTAACCTGATCTCCATCGGGCTGCGCGATGACCCTCTTTGGAACATAGACACGATAGCGAATGCGTCGCACCGAACCATCTTCGTTTTGTACTTCGCGAATACCCTCTACAGTTCGTACAGCCTTTAGCACCTTCTGGCAGATACGGATGATCGCAGGTCCATACTGTTCTCGGAGCGAGTCTGCCTTCTCGATCATGGAGTGGAAGATTCTCTCGATCTCCATGGCAGTCTTTTCGCCATTGTTCTGGAAGAGAATCTGATCTGGAACACACTGGCAGAGTCGGTAAATGCGCTCCTCAAGCTTCTCAAGAACTGTGATTCCAATAGTAGGTCCAGAACCGCTCAGTTCGAGATACTGAGCGGTGCTGCTTGGCCCAAGAAACAGAGCATTGTCCGAACCCTTTCTAACAGTGCCGGGGTTCTCCATGTCTGTAACGATATTAAGCGTTGGGTCGCAGTTGGATACTGTTCCGTACCAGATTTCAGCAAGCAACTGATCGACTGCTTCGAGCATTCGATAGGCACCATGGCAATCCGAGTCCCCATCGATCTCATCGTCCGATCGGAGGTTCTGGATCCACTCGTACGGCACAAACCCTAGGCCGTGAGGAACCGTGTTTCGCTGCATGTACTCCCAGCGAGGTTCCTTGTTACGGCATTTGATGGGCCTCCATACCGTATCGTTCTCTTCGTCCACAACGCGCCGATACCAGTACCAGATGGTCTTGTAGCGACCGTCTTCCTGCTTCTCGTCCTTCGGGTACGTATACTGAATGGTCAGCTTCGTGAGCCTGTTGGAGCCCCTACCATCGAACTCAGGTTCCGTCCAACGGGGGTCCAGCGCTTCAAACTGGCACGTACCATCCAGAATCTTGAAGCCCACACAAGCCGAGCCTGTAGCACCTCCGTAGTTGCGAGCTTGCGTCATTGCAGCCCAAAACTCACCCTGCTTTAGAAGTGCGGAGAGGTAATCCTGTGTGCGCTCATCATCAGGCACAAGAACTCTGGGTTGCTTCTGATTGGAAAACAGAAGTCCTGTGAAGCGCGAGACAATGTTTCGCACAATCCCAAGCGGAGCAACGGGACGGCGGAAGTCACGGGGCACATCGCCAGCGTTTTCCATTCCGGGCGGCACAACACCCTCTCGCTGGACGGCATCCCACATATCGCCCGAGAGGACGGGCCTCCCGTTCCATTCGTGACCCTTTCCGTCGTGTTCGCAGACACGAAAATAGCTCCATAGGTTGTTGAGCTCTCTTTGCCGTTTGGAGAGCTTCATGTGCTTCGATCCAGGCTCCCCACTCGATTCTCTTAGGAGATCCCCTGTAAATTCCCGAGCTGTGTCGGGTTCGCGCGTTACTGGCATGAGTAAAGATTACACTCCCATTTGATGCGTGTCATTGTCTTCCTGTACAGATGTTGTACTCTGCCTGTATGTCTGAACAGGAAGAACTGTCAAAACCCTCGGAGCGGCAGCTTGAGCTTCTCAGAGTGGTGCATACTTATTCAATCGAGCAAGGATACTCCCCTTCTCGAAGAGATCTAGCAGAGAAACTTGGCGTAAAGAGCATCCACACAGTGCAAGGTCTTGTGGATCTGCTCGTCGAGAAAGGGTTTCTACTTCGACAACCCCGAATCTCCCGTAGCTTGTCGCTCACTGCACGCGGCAAGGAGTTGCTTGTATGAGCATCTTGAAGCCCGGACAGCAAAGACCCTCGATCAACCTTACAAATCGGAAGTCCTTTGTAGAGAACTCTGTACCAGCCCAAGTACCTGTAACGGAGAACTTCGAGTCTCCCAATCCTGGTCTTGCAATCCAGACTATCGCAAAGCTTCCCAACCAGCGAGGGAAGGGCGGAAGACCTACCAAGGCCCAGAGTCGCGATGCAGGTTACATGGAAGGTGCTCAGAAGGCCATCGAGGAGATTCGGGAAGCAAACCCTCCACTTCTCGCTGCTGCACCTCACCGTTCTGGAAAGATGGAGATTCAGAGATCCTGGGAAAAGGCATACGACGCCAAGGAGAAGTCTCTTGAGCGGCAGGAAGCCGAAGCCATCCTTGCAGCGCGGAGCGAAAGGCTTGCCGCACTTGAAGAGGAAACCGCCATTCGCAGAGCTAACCGGAAGGTTGGTGTCGCCGCAGGGCTTGCTGCATTCACGATGGTGCGAACGCTTGGGGATGTCGCAGAGCGACTCGACAAAAAGGTGCGCGAATCGAAGGACATGAGCTTCTCGGAGCTTCGGGGTGCAATCAACACACTTTCGGGTTCCGTATCCAAGATGCAGTCCGCAATGGAGACTGTGGCACGCCTCGAACGCACGATTGCTCGGCGACCACTTGATGAAGAGGGTGGAAATTCTGTTAGCGAGGACGATCTTTCAAACCTCTCTGTTGAAGACGCGGAGAAGATCCTCGAGAACATCCTCAAAACGACCTATCACACGGCAAAGAGCGCAGGCATCAAAATTTACGATGGTACTGCGGAGGTGGTAGAGACTTCAGAAGAGGTGAGCAATGGCGAAGTTGAATCCTGATCTCATCAAGTTCATCGCAAAAGAAGATCCAGAGCACGCTGTACAACTTGAACGAGACTACAAGCGGGCCATGATCATTCTTGCGCGTAACGACCCTGCCATGTTCTGTCAGTATGTCCTTCGTAATGGCAAAACAGGAGGTGCGATCTACCTCACACCCGAGCATGTGGCTTTGCACAAGCTGATTCAGCCGTGCTCTAGAACTGCGGTTTGGACTTATCCTGAGTTTGGCAAAGGTCTAGATCTAAATACTGACATTCCGACACCATCAGGCTGGGTAAAGATGTCAGATATTCAAGTTGGGTCATCTGTATTCGGATCTGATGGCATAGAGGCTCGCGTCATTTGGGCAAGTCCTATTCAAAACATCCGAGTTTTTGATGTAGAGTTTGACGACGGTGTAGTTATTCGTTGTGACGAGTCTCATTTGTGGTCCGCATACTCATGCAAGGATCGTCACAAGAATCCACAACCGCTCAAACTTGTGAGCACGTTGGAAATCGCCAACTCCGTCAAGCATGGAGATAGGAACCAGTGGGGGATTCCAATCGCACCTCCGGTCCAATATCCACCCAAGCAATTGCCGGTGCATCCATATCTTTTGGGTGCTTGGCTAGGCGATGGTGACAGTAAAGGGCTAACTTTGACTTGTCACCAAGACGACATTGCGATTGTGGATCGGTGTTGTCAGCTATCCGGTGAGGTGGTCAAAAAGGTTCCAGACAAGCGCAAACCTCATGTACTGCGCTGTAAGATTGGCGGTTCTGAACTTCAGAAAAGGTTCAAGCAGCTCGGGATTCTTGGAAAAGCAGGTTGCAAATTCATCCCTGCCGAATACCTCACAGCTTCCGAGGACCAAAGGAGGGAGTTGTTGGCGGGGCTGCTAGACACTGATGGTACTGTCTACACGAGATCTAACGATGTGTCGTTTGTAGAAGTATCTTTTTGTGTTGAACGTCTGGCACTCGACACGCTTGAGCTTGTCAGGTCCCTGGGCTTCAAGGCCAGGCTCCGTTCTGAACCCTCTAAACTCTACGGCAGGGTTGTAGGTGCACGACATAGGATTTTCTTCACAGCCAGGGAACCAGTCTTCAAACTGGAACGCAAGCTCAACAAGCAGAAACTCCAAGCTGCTCATGGGAGCAAAGCAAACGCGCGATACGTTGTAAGCGTTACGGAAGTTCCCTCTGTTCCGACCAAATGCATCAAGGTTGATTCGCCCGATCACACCTTTCTTGCGGGACGCAGCTACACAGTCACGCACAACTGTGAAGAGTCTGGAAATTCTGTACTCCTTCGGGATGGCACTTGGAGAAAGATCGAAGATCTGGCAGATGGGAACTTTCACGAACTTCTAACGTGGAATCTGCACCAACCCGCACTCAAACCAGTTACAGGACGTGTAACTGCGAACGGGAAACGTCCCGTGGTTCGTTTCCACTTGGCAAACGGGCACAAGATCGGAGTCACCCAAGAACACCCGCTTTGCTCTGCGAACGATGTTCAGTGGCGGCAAGCTCAGAATTTGAAGGTGGGAGATCGAATCGTCTGCCTCCGTCATCTCGAACTCGAGTCCACAACACCCGAAAGTGACGTGCCCTCCGAAGAAGCAGAGATCCTTGGGTATCTCCTAGCGGGCGAGGTTCGTGGTCGAAGAGTCTTTGTTCGCAAGCTCTGGAAAAGCGAGCATTGGAGCTCTCGCCGTGCTCGGATGTTCAAGAAAGCCATGTGGGAGCTTGCGGACCACGATCGGGATTGGTTGGAAGTGGTGCTCTCCAAGAGCGCTGATTCCACCGATATGCATCCTTACGTGTTCATAAATCAGCTTGCCACAATTCAAGACAAGTATCCCGTGGATCTGAGCCCAGAAATCTGGAGGCTCCACAAGACGGGACTTCAGAGGCTCCTTACTGCATTCTTTGTAACGGCATTTTGTGATCCTCGGAGGAAGATTTGGACAAGGGGTCGCACAGTAGGCGTCTCTGACAAACGCTATCCCAAGGGCTTCGTTCACAAGTGTTACGAAACTGGTGACATGATCCGCAGGCTCGCACTGCGATTGGGGGTGTCCGTAATCGTAAAGCAGGACTATTACTTTACGAAAGAATGGCTGATCAGCGTACCCAACCCCCAAGTAAAGATCTTTTACCCATCGAAGGTAGAATACCCAGACCAGATTCCGTTGATGGAGGCTGTTGAGATTGTAAAGATCGAACATGCAGAGGCGGAAACCTGGGCAGTTGAGATTCTGGACAGCGAGCACAGCTACATTTCTGGGGGCGTACTTTCTCACAACACCACGCAAATGATCGGGCATGTTCTCTGGCGTCTTGGGAAAGACCCCAACATCTCGATTGGTATCTTTCAGAACTCCAAAGGCTCCGCGATCAACACCCTCAAGACGATCAAGGAGTACATTGAGGATTCTGTGGAGCTCCATGACGTGTTCCCAAACCTGGTTCCGGGTACGACATGGAGCGAACACCAGATCACGGTGCCAAGAAGTACCTTCCGACGTGACCCTTCCGTCAAGGCGGTGTCTCTCGGATCGAAGTTCATGGGGGACCGCTTTGATGGTCTGATCCTTGACGACGTGGACAACCCTGATACCGTGCTCACAGAGGAATCGAGAAAGAAGACAGAGGATTGGGTTCGTCGGAGTGCTCTCTCCCGTCTTACAGAGGAAGCCTGGGCAATCGCCATCGGCAACATCTGGCACGAAGGCGATCTCATGCACCAGCTTGTTAAATCGGGCTGGAATGCAGTAAAGCACCCTGTCCTTCGCCCTGATGGAACACCTCTCGATCCAGACCGCTTTACGTTGGAGCGCATCTACCACATTCGCGATGTGGATCAGAAGCCCATCGAGTTTGAGCGCCTTTACATGCTCAAAGAGCGGAGAGATGGCGATCAGAGATTCCGTATGGAGTGGATTGCCAACGCCTTGAAGAAGGGCAATCAGAACATCCTTGTGAAGCGCGAGGAGCACATTCCAAAGATCCCATCGGGATGCCGTGCGATTACGGGCGTGGACCTTGGTGTGAAGAAGAAGGCGTCTTCGGACCCTACGGTGATCACTACGATTCTCGAAGCTCCAACCGGGAAGGATCGCTACGAATATCAGATTCTCAACATCAAGAAGGGTCGTTGGGATGCTGACGAGATCATGAAGAACATTGCGGAACAGCAACGCTGGTTCGGATCTCAAGTATTCGTGGAGTCCAACGGCTGTTTTGTTCCGGGCACTCGGGTACTTACACCCTCAGGGTATGTGCCTATCGAGAAGGTTGAACCCGGAACTCTGGTGTGGACTCATATGGGACGTTGGAGAAAGGTCATCAATCGATACGACGGCACTGCGCGGCATGTGACTCCCGTAAAGGCAACCGGAAGTCTTTCAGTAACATGCACACCTAACCACGCATTTTATGTGCGGCAGGCTGGTAGAACATCTGGGCGTGGCGGGGGCCATCACAGACCGCTGGACCCAAAGGGCTGGTGCTCTATTGGGTTCCCCGACGTGCCCCTGTATCTGAATTTGGCTCTGCCAGTCTGGCCCGCCAAATCACCAGAGCTTCACTTGGAGCAGACCAAAAAGCTTCCGGCTCGTGCAATTCCTGTTAACGAAAAGTTGGCGCTTGTTCTCGGTCTTTTCATGGCAGAAGGGCACACAACGACGGGTCAAGTGTTTTGGACGTTGAACAAAAACGAGGGTTATCTTGCAGACCTGATCGACGAGGTGTTGAGTCCTCTTGGCTTCAAATCCAGCCGCCGCATTTACAACAACACACTTCGTGTCGTAATTTCTCAGGTGCAACTTGCAAAGACCCTCAAATGTGGAAAGGGTCCGAACAAATGCCTGCCATTGGATTGGATGGGGTGGCCTCTAGATCTGCGTATTGCTCTTGTCCGAGGTTGGCTACTCGGAGATGGTTGTGCAGGTAAGAACGGCGACAGAAAGAAGTTGCCGTCTATTAGTCTTTCTGGTGTGACGATCTCTAGAGATTGGGCTTTGTTTGTGAGGTCAACCCTTCATCAAGCTGGAATCACTGTTGCGCTTAGGGAGTCCGCACGTAAACAATCTGTGATCGAAGGGCGCATAGTTAATAGAAATCCGTCGTTCCTCTTGAATCTTACACAAGATGGTTCTGAGCAACTTCGCAAGCACATGACGCATTCTGTCGAAGCTGAGCGTTGGGGGGCAAAGTGGTGGGATCAGTCTCTTCCAAATGCAAGGCAGCATGGATGTCCGACTGTAATCCAAGCTGATGGTGTTTGGGCTCGAATGAAAGATCATGATCTAGACCCAAAGAAAACGTACATTCCATACGAAAACGGACCTGTTCATAATCTAGTTGTTGAGGAAGATGAGTCCTTCACTGTTGAGGATTTTGTTGTTCACAATGCCCAGGACTTTCTTGTCCAGCTCATCAACTTGTCAGGTTCCAACTTCCGCGTTACACCCTTCAACACAGGCCGTAACAAGTACGATCCAATGTACGGTATCGAGTCTCTTGCGGGGGAAATGGCGGTTGGTTACAACGAGGGCTCTGAGAATGAGTTCGGCCTCTGGTATTTCCCTTCGATCGATGGGACGCTCGAGAGCGCAGACGATGAGATCCAGGAGCTCGTTCAAGAGATGCTCGCGTACACGCCGGGGGATCACACGGGCGACCTTCTCATGTCGCTCTGGATTGCCCGTGAAGGCGCAAGAAACTCGCGGATTCAAGTGAAAGAGTCCAAGTTTCAGTGGGGTCGTCTTCGCCTTCGCCACTGACGTAACCCCTTCTCAGCCCTTCCCGTACTTGCTAGTCTAGCCTTTCAACCATTCGGAGGATTCATGTCTCGTTCCAAGGCTTCGGCCTCAAGGTCTTCTATTTTTCAGATTCAGGATGCAGATCGTTTTCTTCTCGACGACGCTTTCATCGAGAAATACAAGGGGCAAGAGCCTAAATGGGGTCCAGTTGGTAAGATTGCGTACGTAAGAACCTATGCAAGAGAGCTTCGCAACGAGGAGCTTGTTCAATTCTTCATGCGCGACATGAAGATGGGTCGAAAAGATGCCAGAGCAGCAGCTCGTAAGGCGGGGGTGCGCCGCGAAGAGTTCTGGCAGACGGCTCGCCGTGTCGTCGAGTTTGCCTGGACTGTATTCCAGCGACAGGCTCGCATGGCACATCACTCCTGGGATGCTGCGGAGGCTCAAGTAAAGGCGCAGGAGATGTTTGAGCGTCTTTGGGCCTTCAAATGGCTCCCACCCGGCAGAGGTATGCAGTTCGCAGGAACCCCTGTGGTGGAACTCAAAGGAGGTGCGGTGCTGAACAATTGCGGATTTGTAAGCACAAGACACCTATCCGCAGACCTTGCATCCCCTTTCTGCCGTTTCATGGACTTCTTGATGCTTGGTGTGGGCATGGGTGCCGATGTTCGAGGTGCTGGGTCTGTCACAATCAAAGCCCCCATCCAAGGCAATGATCCTCCTTATCGCGTCGAAGACAGTCGCGAGGGTTGGGTAAACGCACTTCGGGTGAAGCTTGACACCTACTTTCACGGACTCACCGAAGTAGAGTTTGATTTCTCCAACATTCGAGCAGAGGGCAAGCCTCTGAAGACTCTGGGAGGCACTTCGAGCGGTTCTGCACCGCTCGAAAGGCTCTTGAATCGTGTGGATGAGATCCTCAAGCCGCTAATCAACCATACAATTACGGTGTCTGCGATTGCAGACATCTTCAACGAGATTGGTGTGTGCGTTGTCTCCGGTAACATTCGCAGATCTGCGGAGATCATGATCGGAGAGAACGGAGATGATGCATTTGCAGCATTGAAAGACCCCTCCGATCTCAATAATGCATTCGCAGAGCGCAGTCTTATTGAGGATCAGATCCCAGAGGTTTCCAGACTGCATCGAAAGATCGCAAGACTTCGTGAGAAGCAAGCAGACCTGTCTGCTGCCAACGCCAAGTTCCTCTATCTCCAAGACAAGATCGATCGGGCCAACGCAAGAATCCAAAAGATTGCCAGCTCGAACGAAGCCTGGTTGGCTGTAACGGACAAGATCAACAAGCACCCCCTCAACACACACCGCTGGGCATCGAATAACACCCAACTCTTCTCAACCAAGGACAACTTTGAAGAAGTTGCAGCAAGAATCGTATCCAATGGAGAGCCTGGTATTGCCTTCATGGACAGCATTCGCGCATACGGGAGAATGAACGACTTTGCTCACTATCCTCGAAGTGCAGATCTGAAAGACCCTCGTGTTGAGGGCTTCAACCCTTGCTCTGAGCAGTCTCTCGAAGATGGTGAGCTGTGTTGCCTTGGGGAGCTCAACCCCAACGCGCACGAAACCCTCGAAGACTTCCTCATGACCATCAAGTTTGCGTATATGTACTGCAAGGCGGTCACGCTGGTGCCTACCCATGATCCTGAAACCAATCAGATCATGACGAGAAACCGCCGTATCGGGCTCTCCATGATGGGTATCTGGAAGATGTACGAACGACTTGGAATGCAGGAGTGCATTCGTTGGTGGGATCGCGGCTACGAAGAGGTGCGCAAGTGGGACAAGACCTACTCTTCGTGGCTTGGTGTGAACGAATCCATCAAAGTTACCTCCGTGAAACCCGGAGGTACAATCCCTCTTCTCGTTGGGGAAGAGGGCGGCATGAAGATTCCTACTGCCACATACTACTTCCGCACCATTCGCATGGATCACAAGTCGCCGCTCGTGAAGGCTTGCAAGGATGCGGGCTATCGTGTGGAGAAGGACCGTGTTTCACCAAGAACGGCGGTTGTGTACTTCCCAATCCACGATGAGTCCACAAAGCGCACCTCGGAGCAGGTTACGCTTTGGGAGCAGATGGGTTTGCTCGCAGCTCTGCAAGCCCATTGGTCCGACAACATGGTGTCCAACACCATCACGTTCCGTCCTCACGAGGCAGATCAGATTGCGTCTGCGGTGGGCATGTTCGCAAACCGAATCAAATCGGTGAGCTTTCTGCCCCTGATGACGCATGGATACGCGCAAGCCCCTTACATCCCAATCGAAGAGTGGGAGTACGAGCTTGTGGTTGGGAAGTTGGGGAATCTGGATCTGTCAGGCGGGGGTCACGAAGTAGACGAGAAGTACTGCACCGGAGATGTTTGTATGCGCTGATCAAGCACCGTCGAGTGTGGCATCCTGGGCGTTCTGGGATGCCACACTCACGAGGAGCTGCATCTTGGCGTACTCCAAGTTGCCAATCATTCGCATCTGATCCGACACTTCCTTCACAATGTGCGATCCCTGATTCTTCGACTCTGTAACAACGAGAGCTCCGTAGATCTCCCCCTTCTTGGCAAGATCCAGCAAGTGCTGAAGCACGCCCACAAGAACGAGGTTCGGAGGATCGCGATCAATTACGGTCAGATTGGATTTCTTGTTCTTCCTGGCCATATCACACCTTTTCGTAGGGGAACTTGTTACGGACGTTCTTCCAGAAGAACTTACCCTTGGAGGGAGCTTGAAGCAAGAAACGAGCGGTGTTCGGGTGGACACCCTCGTATTGGTAGATAGAGCCTGTCCGAAACTCCACCTCAAGGGTCTGCTGGCTCTTGTCGTAGCCAACGGATTTGAGGTTTGAGCTTCGGACAGGTTTTCTATTCATGGGGATCAGGTGGCGATGATTCCAGGCGTACGGAGGCGGGCCAGCAAGTCGTTGAGCGTGGTGCGAACGTTCGCAAATGCCGCGTTGATCGAGGTTTGATCCGGCACAGCTCCAACGTCTTGAGCTCCAAGGTCTGCCACTGCGGCAGGCTGAGCAGCTTCCGCCGCTCCCCAGAACCCGATGCCCGTTGCACCCACCACGATGCGGGTTGCGTCATCCGCGGGGTTGCGAAGCTGGAGAGCTCCGGTTCCCGTGCCCCGAATGCGAAGCGTGGTGTTGTTCTCGCCATACGAAGCGAGGGTAGCTGCAACGCCCGTTGCTCCGGGCACAACCTCCACACCCACCACACCCGCTGCTGCCGTTGCGCGGGCTCTAAAGCCTGCTGTATGGGCAGTTCCCGCGTAAGCAGGGCGAAGCTCAATGCAACCCTGTTCCGAGGTCGCTGTGACCACGGCGAGGTTGCCTGCAATGTCGCCCGCCTTGACCTCGGTGCCGGAACCATTCTCCGTCTTCAGAACGGCACGAACACCAATACCTGCCGTGGCAGTTCCCGATGTCGTGTGCGAAAGTGTGATTGCAGTTGTGAGGTTGTCCGCAACCGCATCGTTCACCGTATAGGTGGGTGCCGAAGCGGAAACCGGACCAAACGTTGCGTCATCATTCGATCCGGCATACGAAGCGCCAAGATCCTGAAGCTCCAATGCACCATCATCCAGCGATGGGCACAGCGCCACAAGGGAAGCAAGCGACGATGAAAGAACGATCCGCTGCCCGCCACGAAGAATACCCTGAAGAGGGTAGGGAAGGGCGCAGATCTCAACTGATGGATTTCTAACTAGAACTGCCATTGAGTCTCCTGTTTTGTCAGAAGCCTACGAAAAACCACTTCAAGAGTCGAGCGAAACTTTGTAGTTTCGTATTCCGTAAAAGGGGGATGCATGACGTTTTCAGAATACACATGGGAATATGGCAAGTTCGGTGTGGACTCCATACGCACCACCACGATGTTTGGACGGAAGGTGGACATCTGTCAGAAGAGCCGGGGAGCTCCCGGTGAAACTCAGCACGGTATGGGTGTGGACAAACCCAGCACCTACTACCGCATCAACAACGGAGATTGGATTGGATCCAATTGCAGATCCATGGTGGAAACTGTGAATGTACTTTCTGGAATTCTGGAAGACCTTTCTATCCAAGATCGTAACTTGGAGATTTGTCGCCAGCTTGATCTGGAAAGAAACAAGTTTGAGTTCAAGGAACGGGAGTGAGGTTACACAATGACAATCAAGGTTGAGTTCTATTATCAAACACTGCACGAGAACTATAGCTATGAAGGTGAAACCTTCGAGGAGATCTGCCGCAGCATTATTTCGGATGGTCACTTGGACGCTTCTGGGATTGTTGATCTTGAAATCTCAAGAATCGCATCCCCTGAAGAGCTCTCCGAGTTCATGGCCACATTCGTAGCCAACATCGAAAACGGGGCAGAGCTCCGAGAGGCTCGTCTTCTCGAAGAGGACCGAAGAAAGCTTGCACGAGCTCGTGACCATGCCGTGAACTATTTCAGATCCGAGATTCCTTACTGCAACGCCGAGGGTGTTCAAAGAGCACGAAAGCGGGCCTTCGATACCTTTCGAGCTTCTTGCCGAGATCTTCAAAGCTCTGCAAAGCTGGAAGAGCTGGCCACCTTTGAGAAGGCCCTTGAGGTTCAGATCAATGACTTTACACCTCGATCTTGATCCAAAACTCCAAGAGCACTTCTCCCGATACGGAGACAAGCTGATCCTCTGGTCCCGTCTCGAAGCTCTCAAAGAGTGGGAACCCTTCCTCAAGGAAGGTTACTACGAAAAACTACTCCGAGCTGCCTACCGCACTCCAGTCCACGAGGACTACCCTCCCAAAACCCTATGAAACAAGAGGTTACGCAAGAATCGTAAGCCGGTTTCATTTTCTTTCCGAAATAGCGTAACCTTTTTCCGCCAGACCTCGTACCGAGTGTTATCGGTTTCGAGAACCAGAAAACCAAGTCAAGAATACCTCACCATTCCTGACCATTCACAACCACAGATTCCAGAAAAATCAAACTCATTCGAGAGAGGGTACCCCACCCCCACCTGGACTCTGGAAAAGACCCCTCCCCCACTAGCTAGGACAATCCGAAAAACCGGGAGAAAGCCCCGTCCTACAGTGTAGGACGGGGCGGGGAGAAACCCCGGAGAGTCGGAAGGCGCCTAGACGGTTCTAGAGGGTAGAAAACAGGGGGTAGGACTACCCCCAAAAACAGCCCCGTAAAGGCCCCTAGCAGCCCCTACAGTGGCAGGAAAGGGAGGGGGTAGGTAGGGGGGTAGCTACCCCCCTTAAAACACCCCTCCTAGAACGTCCAATAGCGCTAGTCAAGAATCCCTGTAGAATCGTAAAAGAACTCGGTTGAGTTTCCTCCCGAATACGACACCGGAAGGGGGTTGAGGGTTGACTCGGTTACAGATAGTCCAGACTTCTGTGCTATGAACATTCGACCCCGTTACGGGGTCGAATGGGTGCAATCGATGGAATGGAGAAAGCGATGTTGCAGTGCAACAATCGACATTGCAGAAGTGAAAGGAATCGGAAAACGCTTGAAAACAAGTGCTACGGTGCGCCACACCGATGCAAAACGCTACGAAACAAGGCATTTCAGATTTGAAAGGTTGCCTTTCAGTTTTGAAAGGGAGGAGTGCTCGGAAACGGGCAAAAAACGAAGTGAAAACAAGCACTTACAACGAATTGCCTGTTTCTCCGCTGAAAACGCTCAAACCCCTTCTGGCAAAGCGTTTCGTGCGGTTGGCACCGTCCCTGCACATGCCCTGTCGCCCCGTCGCTCCCTTGCGCGGCGGGTGCCCGCGCTGTGTGGCGCGGTGGACGGCGAGGGTATCCCGCACGGGAGGCAGGGCGCCTAGGGCGTCCGCGGCGCAAGGCCGCTGAGCGTGCGGGAGGGGGTTAGGCCCCCCGTAGACGCTAGCTGTGCGTGCCAACAAGCGCGCAGCAAACTGGAAACTGCGAAGTCTGGAAGACTCTCCAACGGCACAACGTGCGCCGAGCCTCTGCTTGCAAGCTCATAATGCACAACGAATGCCAGCGAGCCTCTAGCGGGATTAAACCCGGTACGCTCGGAGATGATTCAGACATGCGGCCAACGCGCAAACCCCCACGCAAACGGTGTGGTCAGGGGCGCGAAGGGACGGTAGCAAGCCTACCGCACAATCCGGCGCAATGCCGGTCCCGAAACACCGCAACGCACGGGCGAATCGGCCATTCTATCCCAACGCTCCCAACGTTGGGTCATGAACCCCGATTCCCTCGAAGACCGACGGGACAACGGAAAGCGACTCGGAACGAGCGAGTTTGCAGGGTATCGAAGGGAACCGGGGCATTGAAGGTGCGGCTCTATGAAGGCCGATAAGCGCCAAGGTCGCCAAGGGCGACGGTATGCAACCCCACAATGGGCGATCCCCCTTCGCTGCAAACAAGCAAGCTTCGAGGGTTCTTGAAACAGCGTGTAGGGCGCTACATCCAACCGGAGAAAGACTCCCGTGCGGAACCTTACTGCGATCGTACGGCGCGCATGAATCGACCCGTGGCATAGCGGTAAAGCCATGAACCCGCGGTGCTGCTAGACCGTGGCCGATTGAAGCCTGCTAGCAGCAAGAACGAAGCTAATCGGAAGTGCGTTCCTGTGCGGTGTGGTCTGCCATATCGTAACGGGCAACGTGAAGCCTCGTACCATGCGGGGAGTGACTGGCGAGTGAACCTGCACCTTACCCACCAAGGTATCGTGATCGTAGGACGCTGGAATCTCTCTAGCTTGGCGAGTGTCGAATGGTGCCGATGTGAAGGTGGTACAGCCTACACCGTACAGGGCGCACTTCCGTTTCGACGATACACAAGTCCGAATAACGCGCTCGTGGCGCGTAATGCCCTAACGGGCAAAGCACAGTCGCGGTTTGACTGCGATGCACTGTGCGGGAAACGACGGTTCGCCGCCGTTCGTTTTCCAGTGTTTCCATTCTGGTCTGTGAGCCTGTTTCAAGGTGCCTATTCCAGAATGCAAGCACTGAAAAGCGAATGGTCGATATTCTCGTAACGTGGCTCGCGATCTTCGCGTTCGCGGGTCTTTCTCTCCGAAAGGGGCTTTCAAGTGCGGTACACGATCGTCAACGAGGGTACGACTGCGGCGTTTGCTCGCCTGATCTTCGGGGTTCACCGAGGCTCGGGTCGGGTCTACGAATGCCCCGATAACGACTATGCCGCGCCCGACGCTCATGCGGCGCGGTCTCGAAACATCGCCATGTCGGAACTCAGGGCGCGAGAGACGAAGGGTTACAGGGAGTGCCCCGTGTGCGGCGGGGCTTGGCCATGTACGCGGGGTGACTGAATGTCGGCGCATGGCTTCTCAAGGGAAGCCATTAGCGGGCATTCATGCTCGAATGGAGGTTTCATGTCTCCGATCCGCGCAGTGGTTTGTCTCATGCCGAGCCTCGTGCTCGGTCTCTCGGTTGGGGCCACGCTCCGCGTGGCGATCCCCAACCCGTACGTTCGGGCACTGGCAGGCATCGCTGTCATGCCTGCCGTTGGCTATGCGGGAGGGTTCATCACCAAACGCATGGTCGAATGGACGGAAGGTCGCATCACCTAGAAACATCGATGACTGTTCACGTTCTGTAATGTGAACAGTAATGGGCGTTTCTAGCCAACCACGGCGGTTGTGTAACCGCCATTCTCAGGAGAATCGTATGACAAAGATCGGTGTGACCGCGGGGTGCCTTCGGGCGCTTCTCGCGGGGGATGTGCTCACGCACGAAGTGAGCAAGGCGGACGTGGCATCCAAGGGTCTCGCGCACTTCTGTGATTGCGCGAAACGTGCTCACGAGGCGGGGGGGATCACTCTCCGAGAGCTCAACAATGCAGGGTTCGCCCTGCAATGCGCCCATGTGAGCAACATTCAGGGATCGGGGGCTCCGGCCAGCAAGTCGGACATCGAATGGTACAACACTCACCACGGGCGCGCGGCTCACGCGCTGTGCAGCGGTGCGACGTGTCCGAGCGGTCTCCGCCCCCTTTCGATCCCCAACGGTGGGGGGGCGCACAAGGTCAATCGCGACACGATGCTCAACTGGACCCAACGGGTCAAGGAATACCTCAACGATCCCATCAAGCCGTTGCCGGACAACGCCGTCGTGAACATCAACGACGTGCCGTTCCTGATCGGACAGGACGACCGTTCGGGGGGATCGGCGATCATCGGGACGGACAACGGCGGGGGCTACAACCGCAAGTCGGACGGATCGCCCGGACACTCCCGCAAGCATGACGGCGCGGTCGGTGCGCCGCGGTCGAGCGACCGTCTCCCGAAGCTCTGGAAGGAATACGTCGCGGCCAAGGAATCGGTCACGAAGGGGATCGCCGCGATGCACGATCTTCTCCACCGTGCCGAGGTTCCTCAGAACGATGTCTGCGACGCGCTCGCGGCGTGGGCGCTTTCGGCCCCCCTTGAAGCCATCGAGGGTGTCAACCCCGGCGCATTCGACGGGACCATCGTCCGCGAAGGGTGCATGGTGCGCCCCGCGGACAACGAGCTCGGGAAGGCGCTCGTCACCAGACTCAAGGTGACGCGCAAGCCTGCCATCGACCCCGCGGTGGGGGTCAAGGTCGTGAAGCGCAACGACGACGGGACGTTCGTGATCGCGATCATGGAAACCCTGCACATGACGGTCGCACCGGGTTCCATCGAGCGCGTTCCGCCCCCCGAGCCCGTGAAGGCCCCCGCGGCTTGGAAGCCTCGGGTCGGAGAGGCGGCTCTGTACGTCCCGACCGGGGTTCAGGGATCGACCCCGATCGAAGTGTTCATCGAGAAGATGAACGGCGAGAAGTTCGTGTGTGTCTTCGCCATGGACGATGGCGAAGAGGTCAAGCTCAACGACGTGCTCCCCACCGAACTGTCCGAGGTTCCCTCGGAATCCTGATTCTCCTCCCACCAAAACAACCCCGAATGGTTGGACGCTGGTGTACAGCGTCCGCGGGTTCGATTCCCGTACGGGGTTCCGAAGCCTCCGAGGCGCTGTACACGGGAAGTGAGGGTTGCGCTATGCAACCCTTGCACCCGTCAGATGGCCAGGAGGCTTCTTTTTTTTCTCTTTTTTTAACTTCAGAAACCCTGATTTTTGAGGGGGAGACCCCCTCGGAGGTTCATCATGAACAAGCAGATCGAACGTGCGATCCTCGATGCGATGGCGGTCGCGTGGGCCGAAGAGGCGTACGATGCCCGCAAGGTGCTCAGGCTGACTCTCAAGGGGAGCATGTCTGAGGCGCAGAGCACGCTCATGGCTCTGGAGATGTTCCTCGTGAAGCGCGAGGAGAGGCTCACGCGGCTTGCGGTTGAGCAAGCCCTCAACACGATCAACATCGCGACCCACCGTAACGAAGAGGCTCGAAAGGCGAAGATCATCAAGGAGCGCATCGCACAGCTCAAGGTCGGCAACATCGCGATCATCAAGGGTTACGAGGACGGTAGCGACGAGTACATCGACAAGTCCGTCACGGTCACGGAGGTGGGGGCAATCACCATCTCCGTTCAGGACGCGGATGGGAAGCTCTACAGCTTCCACAAGAAGTCGGGCATGAGTGTCTCCAGCAAAGAGCTGGATCTGCACCCCTACTGATCTTCTGGCCCGTGAAGGGCCTTGACAGGCATCCCACGACGGTGGGTCGTGTTGCAACCTCGGCACTTGGCAATGGTGCAAAAGACTGAGGATTTTCAACGTGGGATGTCTGTCAAGACTCTTCATAGAGTCT